CGGCAATAGGTCAAGAGGCTCCGATGGCAATGGGACAAGAGGCTCCAATGCCGATGGCAATGGGACAAGAGGCTCCAATGCCGATGGCAATGGGACAAGAGTTCCCCGGCCAAGAAGCTCCAATGCAAAAGCCTCCAATGGCAATGGGCCAAGAGGCTCCGATGGCAATGGGGCAAGAGTTCCCCGGACCAGCCCTCAACCCCAGCGAGATTCTGCGCATGCAGATCGGCTCAGCAATGAAGCGAGGCCAGCGGCGATGACCGAGCAGGAGCGCAAGCGTATACAAGAGTTGCTGCGGCTACACCAGCAAGACTCAACCGCGGAGATCAACCCGGTCGAGGTCAGCGAACCCAAGTCTACCCTCACCAATCCTGGGAATCATCCAGGTATGGAGGGGGAGTACCAAGCTCGTTTGCTGCGCCAGAAGCTCAAACTCGTGGCTGACCTGCTTCGAGACAAGTCTGACCACCCGCTCTAATGGCCATCACGCTTGACTACACGCCGCGAGCAGCCTTCCTCCCATTTCACAATAGGAAGGCTCGATTCGCCACATTAGTCTGCCACAGACGAGCCGGCAAGACAGTCGCGGTCATCAATGATCTCATCATCGGCGCGTTGGAGTGTCGCCTCCCGCGACCGCAACTGGCCTACATTGCCCCCAACTACGGACAGGCCAAGCGTATCGCTTGGGAGTATCTCAAGCAGTATGCCGCGCCGGTCATCGCCCAGACGCACGAGTCAGAACTGCGAGTAACCCTCAAGAACGAGGCCAAGATTTTCCTGCTAGGGGCTGAAAAGGCGGACAGTCTACGAGGCATGTACCTCGACGGGGCTGCGCTGGACGAGTACGCGCAAATACGGCCCACTGCGGTATCTCAAGTTATCCTCCCCTCCCTCAGCGACCGTCAAGGATGGGTCGTCTTCATGGGAACGCCCAAGGGCAAAAACCACTTCTACGACGCCTACAAGCGAGCCGAGCTAGACCCAGCTTGGTACTCGTTTATGCTCAGAGCCTCGACATCTGGAATCATACCCAAGTCGGAACTGGACATGATCAAGGCTCAGATGGACGACTCGGACTATCAACAAGAGTTCGAGTGTTCCTTTGAGGCTGCGCTCAAAGGAGCCATTTACGGGGTGGAGATGGACCGCTCGGAGCAAGAGGGGCGCATTGGCGAATACGCCCTTGATCCACATCTGCCGCTCGACGTCATCACTGACTTGGGGTATACTGACGATACAGTGCTGTGCTTCTTCCAGCAAGCCCCTGACGGTATTCTCATACATGAGGTATACTCCAATAACGAGCAAAGCTGGGATCACTACCTGGATCTCATGGAAGAGCACAATGTCCGAGACATATATCTTCCCCACGACGCAAGGGCGAAGAACCTTCAGACGGGGCGTAGTATCGTTGAACAAACGATCAGACGGGGGTACAGACCTCGTATTGTCCCCGATCACAAACTACGCGACGGTATTGCGGCCACCCGCAAACTGCTCCCCTACACCTACTGGAATCTCCCACTCAGTAGCGGCGCCATAGAGGCCATGAAGTCGTACCGCAGAGAGTGGGACGACAAGCAGGGGTGCTATCGGGAGCGTCCTGTCCACGACTGGTCGTCGCACGTGGCTGACTGTATCCGCTATTTGGGCGTTATCTTCACGAATCTCCAACCGCAACGGTCTCGCATCATCCTGCCGGGGCAAGATCGCCCAGCGCAAGGGGCGAACTACGCATTTACCCTTGACGATCTGTTTACGCACGCTAGGACCAATCCTGGCCTGTATCGGGAGCAATGATGAGCACTGACGTCCCTGATTCCTACGCCAAGATCGACGATCTGGAAGACATTACGCCGCATGCCCGTTGGCAGGCGGAGATTCAAGCGGCTGAGAAAGAGCAGGACAAGTGGAAGCGCAACGCTCGCCGCATCGTCAAGCAGTTCCGCGCCGAGCGCGTGAACGCTTCGGGTGTCGACGTCAACTTCGACCGCAAGTTCAACCTCTTTGCGGCCAACGTCAACATTCTGCAGACCTCCCTGATGAACCAGGTTCCCCAACCTACGGTCAACCGAGAGTTCAAAGACCCGCAAGATGACGTCGGTCGGGTGGCGTGCGAGATTCTGGAGCGCGCCCTCTCCAGTCACAACAACCGCGGCTTCAAGATGGCGAATATCTTGAAGCAAATCGTCCAGGACATGCTCGTCCCCGGCGTGGGCGGTTCATGGCATACCTACTATGCCGACATCGAGACCAAGACTCAAGACCCTACCGAGGCTGAGTTGGAAGTCAACCCTGCCGCCGAGGCTCTGGAGTACGATGAGGTCATCGGGAAAGAACTGCGCGATGAATACGTGTATTGGGAAGACCTGCTTTGGTCTCCCGCTCGTTGCTGGGAGGAGGTACGCTGGCTCGCCCGCAAGACCTACATGGATCGCAAGAAGCTGATCGAGCGATTCGGCAAGGAGAAGGGCAAGGAGGTGGCGCTCGACTACGCGCCCAAGAAGAACGAGAGCCAGGTTGAGATCAAGAACCCGGTCGTTCAGCAAGCTTGCATCTACGAAATCTGGGATAAGGAGAATGAGAAAGTTTACTGGTTCTCCAAGGGCTTCGACGACATTCTCGATGAGAAGGACGACTTCCTGGAGCTGGATGACTTCTTCCCTTGCCCCAAACCGCTGTTCTCCACGATCAGCAACGGGCAACTGATCCCCATTCCCGACTATGAGTACGCGAGAGATCAGTACAGAGAACTGAACGAGATCAATACGCGAGTTGCGCTACTCGTCCGAGCCTGCCGAGTGGCCGGCGTGTACGATAAAGCCAGCGGCGCGGTCACGAATGTCCTGTCGAACGCCACGGAGAACGTGCTCGTGCCGGTCGATCAGTGGGCGGCCTTCGCAGAGAAGGGTGGACTCAAAGGAGTGATGGATTTCCTCCCGCTCGATCAGATCGTACTCACTCTCGATCAATTGGTCAAGAACCGTGAGGACGTCAAGCAGCAAATCTACGAAGTCACAGGTATGAGCGACATCATTCGGGGAGCCAGTAAGGCGAGTGAGACCCTTGGAGCTCAGAAGATCAAGGCTCAGTACGCCTCTATGCGAATCCAGGAGCGCCAGAAGGGCGTGGTTGAGTACTGCTCAACGGCGTTCGACATCCAGATCCAACTGATGCGCAAGCACATGGACATCGCGGAGATTCAGAAACTCGCGCAGGTCCAGTTTATGGCGGAGGATCAGCAACTTGTGGAGCAAGCTCTCCAACTGATCAAGAACCCCGACTTCATCCTCCGTTGTCGCGTCGAGTCGGACACTCTCAGCGACATCGACTTCCAGGCCGAGAAGCAAGATCGTTTGGAGTACATGACGACGATCACGAACTACCTGAAAGAGACGATGCAGACCATTCAGAACGACCCGCTACTTGGGCCGTTCCTGATGCAACTGCTGCAGTTCTCCCTCGCTGGCTTCAAAATCGGCAAGAAGTTTGAGGGTGAATTGGATCGGACGTTCAACCAGATACAGCAGAAGCTCTCCCAGCCTCAGCAACCCAAGCCTAGCCCTGAAGAGCAGAAGGCCCAGGCTCAGATAGCCATGATGCAGCAAAAGGCTCAGGTGGACGCTCAAACTGGACAACAGAAGGCCCAAATGGAGCAGCAAATGGGTCAGCAAGAACTTCAACTGAAGCAGCAACTGGCTCAGTTGGAGCTTCTGGTTGAGCAGAAGAAGGCTGAGATGGAAATGGCTATCGAGCAGCAGAGAATGAACATGGAAAAGGCCAAGTTCCAGCAGCAGCTCCAACAAGACCAGATAAAGGGTCAGATGGATATGCGTAAGGCCCAAATGCAAGGGGCCATGCAAATGGAGCAAGCCGCTATGCAGGGGCAAATTGCCGAGCAGACCGGCGCGCAAAAGTTGAAGCAAAGCGACGCCACTCACAAGCAACAACTGAAGCAAGCGGCTGCGCAACCCAAACCTACGGGTAGAGTGCAGTGAGATACATACAAGATCCTGATACTGGGGAACTTATCCCTGCGGAGCAGTACGTCCCCCGACGGGCTCTCAACCCACACCACCAAATCCTGGGAGATCGGCACTATGATGGCCTCAAGGCTTCGGATGGTACGGACATCAGCACTCGCGCCAAGCATCGGGCGTACATGAAGGCTAACAACCTGACCACGATTGACGACTTTACCAAAACGTGGGCAAGGGAGGCGCAGAAACGCGATGAATACTTCCGAGAAGGAAAAGGTGGAGCGGTTCGGCGTGAAGACGTGGGTCGGGCGATTCATCAGTTGGAGTCTAATCGTAACAGGCGCGACCGTTAGCGCCTGTGCGCTAATCATAGGAGATCGCAATGAGATACAATTGGATCGTCGTATTGATCTTGACGCTACCGGCGTGCGCAACGACGGATCACTACATAGCGGTGATGGCCCAGACCGCTGCTTGGGAGAGGGTGGAGTTGGCCCGATTGGGCGCGAATGCGCGGAAATACGAAGCTCTGGCGGAAAGCGCCAGGGGCGGAAGTGACGTAGCGCGTGTTGCGGTAGCAATGTCGCTAGCTGCCCAAGGAGGGTACGGCGGCCACGTGAATCCTCTCCCCCCAATAGGAGACCCAGGTGAACAAGCATACAAGTGGGCCTCTATCATCTTCCCGACTGCAACTGCTATTACGTCAGGCTATTTCTCGTACAAGTTGGGAGCAGTGGCGTCCAATAACGCGGCGGCAACCTCGATCTCAGCTTACTCAGCATTGGGTGGAACTGCTAGTGCTGGATTCGCGTCCAACGCGGCCATTGCCGGATACATCCAAGCTCCCCAACCCAATATCACTACTACAACCTCCAATACCACAAACACCACTTCAACGCTTTCAGGAACTGGGGTATTGGGATCAGGATCATACGCCGTCCGCAATTGCAACGGCGGCAGTGCTGGTAACGTTGTTACAGGTAATCCTCTTGCTCCTGGCGGTAATTGCTAGATAATCAGGTTTCATACGAAAGTTTACCAAAACAATTAAAACCACTAGACTTCTACCCGAGAATCGGGTAGCATACCCCGGAGACTGAAAAATGAACGAAGCTGACCTTCTCGATGCGCCGACTACAACCGATGATGCTGGCGGAGAACAAGCACCTGCTCCTAGCCTTCGAGACTCCATCGAAGCGGCTGTCGAGGAGCACGCTCCTGCAACAGACGCATCAAGCGGGCAGACCCCGCAACCCAAGCCCGACGATCAGCAACCCGCAGTTGCTCCAGTCACTCCTCCAGTTACCGCTGATCAGCCTGTAACGCCGGAAGGCAAACCTGCTGCGCCGTTAGAGCTGAAGGCTCCCGCGCAGTGGAAACCTGCGGTGCGCGAGAAGTGGAATATGCTTCCCCGCGAGGTACAGGAAGAAGTCCTGCGGCGTGAGGCGGACAGCATGAGACTGATCGGCTCGGTCGGTCAGAAGATTCGGATGGCGGATGAGGTCTCGGGGCATATCCAGCCGTTCATGGACAAGTTGTCCGAAAATGGAGTCGCCCCGTCTGCCTTCTTGGGCGATATATTCTCCACAGTAAAGTCGCTTGCGCGAGGGAGTCCGCAAGAAAAGGCTGAAGTAGTGGCGAATATAGTTCAGTCCTACGGAATTGATTTGCGGACGTTGGATGCTGTTCTCACGAATCGGATTCAGCAACCCGCTGAAGTAACTGAAGCCCGTCGCCTTGCGGCTCGGGCGCAAGCAGTCCTCGATCAACAACGTAATAGCGTAACGCAACAATCGACTGTCGAGGCGGAGAAAACCATCGCCGCCTTTTCAGCCGACCCCAAGCATGAGTTCCTTGGAGAAGTACGGGAGCTGATGGTTGACCTGATTGAGTCGGGCAGGGTGCAAACTC